CTGATCCGCAAGGCGCTTGCCGTAGGCGTTCCCCTGCCACTGCCACGCACCAGCAGCAGAAAGCGCCATCAGCGCAAGCACAGCGGCTCCTGCGGCGATCAGCTTGTACTGCGATGGGATGAGATTCAGCATCACGACCCCTCGAACAGTGCGCGCTCTGCAGCACGGCGGCGGACCAGTCCAGCCAGCGTCTTGCCGCCAGCCTTAACCCAGCGCCCAAACTGCTCCGCGGCGCCGTCATAGTCGCCCCGGTTGAGCTGGTCGAGCAGCGTGGATTTCTCCAGCGCACCCGGGCCCAGGTTGTACGTAAATGACACCAGCGCATCGAACTGGCCCTGAGTCAGCGGCACCTTGACCAGCCGATCGACATAGCCCTCGAACCGCTTCACGTCCTCGCGCAGCAGTTCCTCCGCGCGCTCCTTCGTGATGGTGTCGCCCATCTTCACGCCGGACGTTGTTCCGTAACCTATGGTCGGAATATCGGCTGGACAGCGGTAGGCAGACAGGCGCAGCCCCTCGAAGGACTTGATCAGGTCAAGCCCCTTTTGTGATGTGTGCATGGGAACTCCAGGCAATAAAAAGCCCCGACTGGCGGGGCTGTTAGGTAGAGATCGCGCCAAATTCAATCGGCGGCGAATGCTCGCGCGCCAGTTCGCCCAGGTACGCCAGCTGGCAGTGGCGCAGCTCGCCCACGCGGTCGCGCCAGAACAGCGCATTGATCAGGCGCTCAGCCAGCCGCCAGCGGCGTTTCGCCGGCGTGCGCAGCTGGGCGCTACGGTAGGCCCGGCTCGACAGCGTTTCGTCCACAAAGCCCCACAGCAGCGCGTTGGCCAGCTGATCCAGGGCGATCAGCAGGGCCAGCCAGTACGGCCGGCGGCCATGGCGCGCCTGGTAGGCTGCGAGATCGAGCTTATTGGCCATCGGCAGGCACCCACAGACGCGCCTGTTCTTCGCCGGCGAGTTTCAGCGCCTCGGCCAGCTCGGCGACATCGGCCGCAATGACGCTGTTGTCGGCCAGCACCCAGGTCACCGTGGCGCCCTCGCCCGCGGCCTGCAACCCCAGGATTGCACGTGCCATTCGTTCCTGGCTGGTTTCGTCACCGTCGAAGGTGTTGCCGGCAGCAGTGGTGATCTTTATCGCTGCTACAGCAGCAGCCCGCTCGGACTTCCACTGTTGTCGGGCAGCCTGTGCAGCCTCCTCAGCCTTCTGTTCGGCAGTTTTCAATTGGCTCCAGTCGATGGTCATGCTTCGAGCGCCCCTTCTTCGGCAGGTTCTTCAAACAGTTCAGGTTCCGGTTCAGGATCAAACGGCAGTGCGACAGGGCCGTCCTCGGTCACATGGATCGGCTCGGGGAATGCCACGGCCTGGCTTGGGTTCGGCCCGTGCGGCAGGCGCAGGGTCAGGTGCAACTCGCCGTCGATGCGCGACACGGGGCCGACGATCCAATCCGAGGCGATGGCCTCGGCGGGCAGCGTGGCGCCCTCAGGCAGCGGCCCGAAGTCGAATGCCTGGCCGTTGAGGGTCAGCACGTCGCCGGCGCGGGAGGCGGTCAGGGTTTCGTCCAGGCGGACGGGTGACAGAGTGATGTGCATGGGTGCTCCTTAGTACCAGCGGCCGATGGCGATAAAACGAATATTCGTCGCAGTGACGGTCGCGCTGCTTGTGAAGTACGCGATGCTCGCCACATAGCCGGTTCCTTCAGAACCGCCGACCCATCCCGGCACCGATTGGTCAACGCCGCCGCCGGAAAACGAAGGGGCTGTTACGAAAGGGGCCGGGTACGTCCATGTCAGCGAGCAACGGTACAGCCCGCCATAAGCCACCGTTGTCTGCGCGCCAGCCACGTTATATGTGCAAATCTGCGTCCCGTCCGCAAACCGCACGTACTCGCCGTTCGCATTACTACCCCTCTCGATGATCGCGCCCGTGGGCACGCCGCCGGATTGGGAGACGGTGCCGAGGATGTTGCCGCGCCTGAACGCCTTATCAGGCGTGAGCGTCGCAGGAATACGATCAACATTGAGCAGGCCAGCCGTCAGGTTCGCTGCGTCGTTGGTGCCAAGCGCCTCGCGTGCAGCTGCCGGTGTCGCTGATGTCGCCCAAGGCTGCAACGCCGCGAGCTGCGACCCGAACTGATCTACAAGCTGCCGCAGCCGGTCAGCCGACTCTTTGACATAGCCCTGCATCGGCGCGATGGCGTATGCCTGACCTGTAGCCGTGCCGCCCTGATAGGCTGGCGAGATGCTGATCACCGACGCGCTGGCGATGTTGGTGATTTCGTACCAGCGGCCGTCCGGGCCACGAAACGCATCGCCGGTGCGGGCGTTGGCTGAGAACGCCGTGCCAGTTCCGGTGACCGTGGCGCTGTTGTTTGTTACGGATACGGTGCCGGTGCTGTACCAGGGCATGAGGTTCTCCATTAGACTTTAACTATCAGGTTTCAAATGCTTGACGTGTCAATGAAAATTATTGTCGGAGGCGGTCCACCGAATCTACGGTAATAGCCAGGCCCCCAATTATCCCACCCAGTCCACCCAAGTTCCCCGACCGCAACTCCCCAGTCACGATCAGGTTCACGATGTCGGCCTGGTTGATGACGGCGGCGTTGAATTCGGGGAAGTTGGTTGCGGCTGCCATAATGGTATAAGCATTCCTGCAAATATGGGTTAATGATAACAAAGTTCATGCGATTTTCATCGCCATCACTGAAAACGATGCCCCCCCACCGCCGGCCGGCGTAGGTCCGATGTTAGGCTGCTGCCCGCTGGCGGCCACCAGTACATTAGAAAAAGAGGCGTCTATCCCACCTCTAACCCTCACCCCAACTCTGAAGAAAGTGTACCCATACCCTACCGACCCAACATATACCCCATAAGAGTACGGAAAACTTCCGACGGCCACCCCGTATACTCCGTCGTTTGGTAGTGATACCGACCCGCCGGACGACAGTACGTTTGTTTTGACCCTAATATGTTTATGAGAGGAGTCGAAGGCCAGGCTGCCATCCTGCTTGAACAACTGGAGACCATAATCACCACGAGCTGACGGTAGCACGGTGCCAAAACAATGGAGCTTAATTGATGGCTTACCTGAACAATAGAGCCTGACCCTTCTACTTTCCCCTACTTGCTCACCATATATAGCACAAACATAAAATCCAGCTGTATCCTCAAAGGCCAAAATACCAGCTTCTAATGGGATATATATGTCGCAGTAGTTAGCCGTTTTAGCCTGAGAGGTTATGGCCTCGCCGTTTGACCACTGGCTGGCAATAAGGGTAGTCATAAGAACCGTAGACACGTACTCATCTGACAGTAAGATTGAGCCGTTGTCCCTAGTGACTTCAAGGCCAGCCATCACGCCGACACCCCGTAATAAACCTTCATAGAGACTCTTTTAAATATCCCAGTAGACGAAGCGTTGAAGACCCAGGAAATTGTTGCCCCCGACACGGAAACATCAGGGGTTATAGTAAAAACTGATAGATTGGCTGGAGCTTCTGTTGAAAATACGAACGCAGGTGACGGATCCTCTGCTAGTTCCGGTATGTAAATTGACCCATTTGACACGCCGGTTGTAATACTGCCTAGTATCCTAATTGCAAAGAACTCATCGGAAAATACAAGGTTTCCACTGTCGTCCCAAACCTGCAGTCCCTGACTCATGCCCATATCCCCAATCGAACACGTCTCACGCCGTTCGAGTCGAAGACCTCAACCAGCTGGTTGGTGATCTTCATCCTCCCCTGCCCCGCCACGCTGCCGTTGAGTTCAAAGGTGCCGGCCTTGTCCAGCCGCCAGCCCTGCTCCCCGGCCACGTAGTTGGTCGACTGCAGCGCCGTGGCGATCTTCGCCATGTCGATGGTGCCGTCACCGATCACCGCCGAGTTGATGAACACCTGCCCGCCCTGAATCACGAACGGCGTACTGATCACACCATTGGCGGTGTTGATCACGGCGAAACGATCGGCCTGGAACAGAACCTGCGACTGCATTCCTTCCGGCGTGTTCTCGATGCCTAGCCCCATGCCGGCGGCGTAGTACTTGCCATCTTGGGTCAGCTGCAGCTTCACCGAGTACATCGCGGACAGATCGCCATTGAGGCTGGCAACCGTCTGCTGCGTCGTCTGAATTGCTGCTGAGTTATCCCCAACCGACGCCTGCAGTTGTGTGACGCGCTCAGCCATTGCCTCGTTATCTGATGCGCGGGTACGCGACTCCTCCGTGATGCGGGCAGATGAATCCCATCCATTCAGCGCGGCGGCCAGGTCGCCCTCGCCGTCGTCATCTCGGTAGGCTGCCTGCAGCACCTCCAGGCTCGACGCCGCGGCAGTGACCTTGCCGTCCAGCAGCTCAAGGCTCGCAGTGTTCTGGCTGACCTGCAGTGCAAGGCCATCCGCCGACTGGACCACCTGCCCGACGTCGAGCCAGTAGGTCGTATTCGGCGGGGCGTTCGCGCCAACCGCATCGGCCGGCACATCGATCTTGGCCTGATACAGCCGCTGCCCATCGCGAACCGAATCACCGGCCAGATAGGCATTGTTCGGCGAGTACTCGATCGCGTCGGCAAGCGCCCCGATACGGTCATTGACCGAGCCAGGGCCATCGCCATCGATCAGGTTGATCCGAGCAAGCAGGCTCTGCCCGAGTTCGGTTTCGCTGATCTGGCCAGTGATGTACTCGAGGATCGCCGTCGCGTCAGCGCTGGACTGCCCCATTACCCAGTCAGACCACGGACCGATGTTGCCGGTCCGGTCGACCAGGCGAGCGCGAAACCAGAACGTCACCCCTGCGGATAGGCCGGTCATGGTGTGGGTGTTGGCTGGGTAGGCGTAGTCGCCAA